ACAAATAGATAAAGCTTTAGGAAAACTAGATAGAATAGACCAAATATTTGGCACCTTAAATGGTTTTATAAGCCTCCTTTCAGATTTTATTCCTGTAATAAAGTTAATAATAAGTGTAGCCCAAGTATCTTTAATAGCACAAGTATTTCCTATTGCCCAAGGTTCAGTTACCATTAGATTAGGTGATGCTATTAAAGTAGCTAAGGGAAAATTAAAAGAAATAGATTCTTTAGCTCGACTAATAGGCCCCCTTTCAAGTTTTATACTAAAGGAAACATCTGGCTTAAGAAATATCTTATATCCCGTTAGAGCAAAATTAAATAAAATTTTAACTGAAGTTAGAGCCAGATGTTTCTACTTAGATTCGGTCCTTATAGATAAATTAAAAGAATTAGAACTATCCATGGCACAAAATCCCCCAGCAGGAGGTGGTGTAGACGGTCCTAATGGTACTGGTGTTGATGTAACTACTGAAGAATTAGTTAATACATTAGCTGACCAATTTGCCCCAGAAGATATATTGGATAACTTAGAAAACTCAAACAAACCTAGATTTATTGAATACCTAGTTGAAAATGGTTTCACAGGATATCAAATAACTAGAAAATAATATATTTATTAAAAACACTACATTATGAAGTTGAATGCATTCGAAAAAATAATTAGAAAAGTTGTGCGTGAAGAAATTGATTACGCATTAAGACGTGAGATATCTCTACTAAAAGAAGAATTATCTACCTCTAATACAGTTATAACTGAAAGAAAAAATGAACCTGCACCTGAAGAATTCAGACAAAAGTTAAAAGAACAATTTACTCCACCTAATTTTAACAGTGGTGATTCTACATTAGATTCTTTATTAAGAGATACTGCTATGAACTCAGCCCCTATAGAAGCTGAACCACAGTATAACCCCCAAGATCCTGTAAACCAATTTGCAAATAAAGATTACAGNCAGTTAATGGAAGCTATAGATAATAAAAAGAACTATAGACCCTAAATATAATGGCAATAAGAAAAAAAATAGGATATAGAATTGATCCACTTGATCTAGATACGCGTAAAGCTATTGGGGTTAGGGTACCTTTTAATAAAAAAGGTGTATTTCAATTTAATTATACAACAAAAGATCAAATAAAATCTAATCTTATTAATCTTCTCTTAACATCTCCAGGCGAAAGGTATCACGAACCATCATATGGAGTTGGTATAAGAGATATTCTTTTTGAACCTAATACAAACACAAACCAAAAAATTTCAACTCTAAAATCAAAAATAGACCAAAATTTATCATTTCATATTCCCCAAATTGCTTTAAGTAATTTAAAAGTTACGCCACAAGATAAAGAACTATTAATCCAAATAGCCTATACTGTTTTATTAGATAATGATACAAATGAGATTTCCTTAATATTATAATAAATGGCTTATTCTAAAGTAAACAATACATCTGGTACTAATAAAAAAGATATTAAGTACTTAAACAGAAATTATAATCAATTAAAGCAAGATCTTGTTGATTTTACTAAAAATTACTTCCCTGATAATTTTAATGATTTTTCAGAAAGTAATCCAGGTATGATATTTTTAGAATTAGCATCTTATGTAGGAGATGTTCTTTCATTTTATACTGACACACAAGTACAAGAAACTTTTATAGAATCAGCTAAAGAAAAAACTAATTTATTATCTTTAGCCTATAATTTAGGTTATAAACCATCAGTTACTAATCCTTCTACAACAGATATAGATCTTTATATCCAAATACCTTCAACAGGAACCGGAGATTATCCTCCTGATTGGACATACGCTATAACAATAAATAAAAATTCTATATTTAAAACTGGAGAGGCAGATTCAGTATCATTTCTATTAGATAGAGATGTAAACTTTCAAGTTTCATCTTCTTTAGACCCAACAGAAGTACTTCTTTATGACCTTAATGGTAATCCACTAGCTAATGGAACTGTTGCAGAACATTATTTATTAAAAAAATCAGCTAAAGTTATAAGTGCAGAAATTAAAACTTCTACATTTACCCTAGGGGACCCAACTAAATTCCTTACTTTAGAAATCNCTGATAAAAAGATTATAGGAATTGAATCTATAACAGATAGTGATGGTAATATTTANCATGAAGTTCCTTATTTAGCACAAGAGACCATATATGAGGACGTCCAAAATACAGGGGGTAATAATAATAATCTCCAACAGTATGGAAATGATACACCATATTTATTGAGACTTAAAAAGGTTCCTAAAAGATTTGTAACTAGATTTACATCAAATGATGTACTCCAAATTCAATTTGGTGCAGGTATTAGTAGTGGTATAGATGAAGAAATTATACCTAACCCTGATAATATAGGAATTGGGGTTAAAGATAATAGATCTCTCTTAGATTTTGCATTTGATCCATCAAACTTTATGTTAACTAAAACATATGGAGAGGTTCCTTATAATACAACACTCACAGTAAATTACTTAGTAGGTGGAGGAGTTGAATCAAACACTGAATCTAATTTAATTAATAGACCATTCTCTGTATCAACCTCTCAAAACAATTCTGTTGGAAATAATACTATACTAAACGAAGTAATCGAGTCTATAGCGGCGACTAACCCCTTACCCGCCACGGGCGGTGGTCCTGGTGATACCATTGAAGATATACGCTTAAACTCGATAGCTAACGCGGGAGCCCAATTGCGCACTGTATCGAAAGAAGATTATATAATTCGTACCTTATCTTTACCAGCTAAGTTTGGTAAAATAGCTAAGGCATATATTATAAAGGATGACCAAATAACAGTAGATAGTAGTGCTCGTATTACAAATCCAAATGGATTAGATTTATATACATTAGCGTATGATGGAAATAAAAATCTAACTACCCTAAACCCTGCTACACGCCAAAATCTTATAACATATTTAGAAGAATATAGAATGTTGACAGATGCGGTTAATATAAAAGATGCTGCTATTATTAATTTTGGATTAGAGTTTGATATTGTTACTTTTAAAAACTCTAGTAATGACCAAGTTTTATTAAATTGCATAAACGCATTAAAAAATTATTTTGATATAGATAACTGGCAAATCAATCAACCTATTATTTTAAATGAAGTTTATAATGTAATAGGATCTATAGAAGGAGTCCAAAATGTAGAAAATGTAGAATTAACCAATAAAACAGGAGTTGTATCCGGATATTCTCAATATTCATATGATTTTAGTTCAGCAACAGTAGATAATGTTTTATATCCTTCAATGGATTTAAGCATTTTTGAATTAAAGTACCCAAATACTGATATAACAGGCAGAATAACTAAATACTAATTATGGCATATTATTTCTTATACCCCGAAAAAGATACAACAATATATTCACATCCTTTTAGACAAGATCTAAATACGGGTATAGTTGAGGCTTTATCTTTAACTTCCGAAAAAGGTAATAATGAAGATTTATATTACCCCTCAAGATTCCTTTTACAATTTAAAGACTCTGAATTAAACGATGTATTAGCAAATAAGGTTTCAGGTAGCTTTTCGGCTAATTTAAAGTTATATGCAACAGAATATAGTAAAGATTTACCTACTTCTCAGACCATAGAATTATACCCCCTTTCTCAATCATGGAATAATGGTACTCAAAGATATTTAGAACATCCTTATAATAATAATGTAGTCAGCAACGGTGCCTCATGGTTATATAGGGATAATGGAACCACAAAATCTTCCTGGGGAACCATAACAGCTAATACTACTGCTAGCATTTCAGGCAGTTTACCAGTATCTGGTGGTATTTGGTATACAGGTAGTGGATTTGAATCCACCCAATCTATTGGAATTGTTGATAATTTTGATTTAAATTTCGAAATTACTAGCCAAATAGAAAAAATATCTTCTAGTATATTTGCCTCTCAAACATACCCTACAGGTATTCCTAACAATGGATTTATTATAAAAAGGGAAGAAGATGTATTCAATAATGATGCAATACAAGGTACTTTAAATTATTTTTCAGTAGATACACATACAATATTTTCTCCTACATTAATCATTAAATGGGATGATTCTTCCTATAACACAGGTAGTAACCATAATGCCGTATTAGATAGTGGTAAAATCCAACTTAATGTATCTAATAATAAAGAAAAATATAGAAACACTGAAAACCCTAAGTTTAGACTAAATACTCGTAAACAGTATCCTACAAAAACTTTTACTACTTCCTCAAATTACTTAAATATAAATTACTTAACTACAGCTTCTTACTATAGTATTGAAGATTACACATCAAAGGAAACAATAATTCCATTTGATACTGAATTTACTAAATTAAGTGCTGATAGTGAAGGTATGTATTTTAGTTTAGATATGCAAGGTTTACAACCAGAAAGATATTATCGTTTATTAATAAGACATGACAATAATGATGGTATAGTTATATACGATGATGATGTATTCTTTAAAGTAATTAGATAATGGATAATATAATTCCTATACAAAAAAATATTTATAGTAGTAATAAATTTAAAGAGGTAATCGATACTGATTTTTCTGAATTATTTAATACTCAGGATAATTTTGATGTTAATGATTTTTTTAACCAATATAATAGGTTATTTATAGAAATTCCTTTAAATGGTCAATCAAGCCATTCTGAATTAATTAGAAGAAGCTCCGAATTATTAGGACCTACAGGCCCTGATGCTAAGGATAAAGAAATAGAAAATCTCTTAGCTACTATTAAAGACCTTTCAGAGCAGTTAGTTACCGCTAATCAACCTGATATATCTACTACTAGAGAACATCCAAGATTCCCTAATGGTTCTATAATAGGAAGACCTGAAAATAGCCTTGTAGGATGGCCAGATGCTTTTGTCATGGATCAAGGATTTAAAAGACCCATATTTTTCTCAGGTGATCAAGAATTCTATGGGTCATTTAAGAAACTTTCAGGATATAATGATAATAATCCAGTTCCTAAGATCCCTGATTTTATAATAGATGATATCCCTACGGGTGAACCATTAACTGAACAAAACTTTAATGATGAATTTAACCCTCCTAAGGGATCATTTGAAGCAGAAGAGTTTAGAATTACCATAGATCCTTCAGATGCTAGTTTAAACTTTAATAATTATGATGGTGACGTTGAAGAATACAGAAATGCACTAGAGAAAGATTATAGTGAAAAAACTAACTTAATGATTGCATTGGAAGAAAAAATTAATGGATTTAACACTGAAATCCAAAAAATAACAGGATAATGGCAAGGAGAAACCCAAATAGTCCTACAAATAAGGAACAAATAGTTCTAACAGAAGACCAACAACAAGCTATAGCTAACCTTAAGTCTGAAAGAGCAGTATATGAAGAACAACTTAAACAAGCTAAAAGAAAACGAAATAAAATTAAAGATATAATAGATAACTTTGAAGCAGTTATTTTAGGGGATTTATTATTAGATATTTTACCAGATGAAACATCGGATGAAATAGTTAACTCTATAATCATATCTAAAACAGATATAACAAATGTTTTAAATGGTATTAATACATCAGAAATAATGGAAACTGTAACTACACAAGAATATGTTTCATCAGGTTTTGCAGGTAGTTACCAAGACGTTACTACAGAAGTAGGCACAGGAGTAACAGTATCTGGTTATACCTCTGACGAAATTACTAAAATAAAAAACGTTTTAGATAATATTTTTAATACTAATGCTGTTAAAGAATTAATATCATTATCACCAATTTTAAATGATGGGGAATTATATGCTCCTGTTTATTATCAAAAAATTAATGAATCTAATGGAACTTCTAGTGGTAAAGAATTATTAGAAAGTATAGTAAGAGATATTGAAATCAAATCTACTGAACCCCCAGTAAGTGTAAGTGCATCTAAATGAGTATTACTTCAACTAAAATATTAGACCAGATTAATCCTGAAGATCAAAATCTGCTTCAATCTAAAACCTTAATTAGAAAATTTGGGAGACCTGAAGATTGTGTAGAATTACATGTTTATGATTTAAATAATAATCTTTTAAAATCTGTATATAATTTTGAGGATTATGAACTTCCAGATATAGATGACCCCCAAGGATATTTTAGCGAAATTATATTTAATCCTGATAAAGCTATAAGAGATTTAGGTTTTACCTCAGGTGAATATAAGTTACGTGTTAATTTCCATAGAAGACAAGTTGCTAATACACTAGAAAATCTATTTTATATAGATACTATATCACCTAGTAGAACTGAACTTAAAATAAGAATCAATAGTGAAGAAAATTTATCTTCTTTATTATTTTCTACTAACCAATTTATAGCTGAATTATCAGATAATATTGAAGGAGTATCATATTTTAAAGACTTTGCATTAAACTTAGAAAACGATATAATTTTAACGGGAGTTAATTTTATAACAGAAGAAAATGCTACTAATAGTTTCTTTATTAAGTTATATGAGCCTCTTCCTAATACACTTCAAGAAAAAACCCAATTTAGATTAGTAGAAGAACTTACAAGTCCTATAGAATACACAGTTAATTTAGGCCAATTATCTGAAATCACTATTGATTCTACTGAATTAAGAGGACCCAATTTAAGAATAGATACTAGATTAAACTCTAGTGTTCCCTCAGCATATAAGGCTTATAACGATGTATTATTATCAGATTCTACAAATTCTACTAATAACTTATTAGGGGCATTATCGTCAAGTATTCCAATTTCTATTGAATTTGATAACCCAACAACCCCAACAGGATACACATATGAAAATTTTATACACTTTTCATCTGCTGAAGAAAGATTAAGAAATTTTAAATATAAACTTGAATTAGTAGAACTTTATACTTCTAAGAGTGCTTATATGGGGGGTTTAACTTCAGGTAAATCTAGATATTCCCAAGTTATTAATGAGAACAACCAATTAAAAAACAATGTTATAAAGGGATTTGATGAATATGAAAGATTTTTATATTATGAAAGCGGAACATATGCTTGGCCTAAATCAAATACTTCAAAACCTTATTCATTATACCCAGTAACTGCTTCTGAAGCGATATCTTGGTTTAATACCAATTTATCCTCTTCTGAAGATTTTGATGGAGAAAACCCATATATTTTAAGAAATACTTTACCTCAATATCTTATTGATAATGATGAAAACGAACAGTTTATAACATTTGTTGATATGATGGGTCAATATTTTGATAATATTTGGCTTTATATTGAAAATATTACTGATAAAAATATAGCTCATAATAGTTTAAAAGAAGGCATTTCTAAAGATTTAGTATTTAATGCACTTAAAGAAAGAGGAATCCCTGCATTTGATCAATTTGAAAATGCAAATTTATTTGAATATTTAATAGGTTCATATAATGGCACAGATAACTTTCAATATCAAGCTCCTGCTGGGCAAACTATGATTAGTGCTTCTAATGATGGTTCAATACCTAAAGGAGACATTTCAAAGGAAGTTTGGAAACGTTTATATCATAATGCTCCTTACTTATTAAAAACTAAAGGTACTGAGCGTGGTATTAAAGCTCTAATGGCATGTTATGGTATTCCTGAAACTATTCTCAATATTAAAGAATATGGGGGTCCTTCAGCAGATAAATCTGGGTTTAGAACATTTAAATACCCTAAAACTACTAAGGGTATTGCTATTAAAGAAGTCAATAATACACCATCCTTAGAATTCGGTATATTCCCGAACGAGGTATATGGGACCACAACAACCGAATTTACAATTGTACCTGACCGTATAAATAAAAATATAATATTTGGAGACAGATATGATGGTAGTTCCAATTTCTTGGTCCTATCCCAATCCGCTATTTTTGATCAAAGTGCTAATATAGAATTCGTTTTCGAAGGATCTAGAGGGGGACTAGCAGATTATGGCCCATGGCTAACAGGAAGACCTGTAACCTTTTATATAAACAATTCACCGGCTTCTGACGACTCATTCCTTATTACCCTTTCTACTTACATAGATAATGAATATATAGAACACTCAGGCCTTCATACTTTTGGGACATCCACTGACTCTGTATTTAAAATGGTTATAGGTAATTCTGGTCTAGCGGGGGATAATAACATTAGTTCAAGTTTTTCCGTTCAACACTTTAAAATATATACAAGTTCACTTTCATTAGAAACTCGTAAAATCCATACTAAGGATCCCTCTATTATGGCAGGTAATACTACATCTTCATATTTTGATGGTGATTTATATTATTATAATCCTTTAGGAGGTAACTTAGTAACCGAAAGTATTGTAGCTGATTATAAATTCAAAGACTACTCAGGAGGCACTGATCACAGTAACTCTTCCGTATCTTTAAAAGCCCTTAAAGCATTAACATATGGTAATGTAACTTATGATCACCACATTTCTACCCCAGATACTGTAGGATCGTCTATGGCATCTGAAAAAATTAGATATGATCAAGGTACTATAGAAGATAATATACTTTCACCATTTGTTAGAGCTGAAGGCTCCGCTTTAGATAGGCAACCACCTGATTATTCAACTTTAGGCGTATTTTTCTCACCTACTTTTGAAATCAACGAAGATATCATACACACTTTAGGCGGCTTTAGACTCGATGATTACATTGGGGATCCTCGCGATTTAGCCAGTGGTAGCTACCCCGATTTAAGATCATTAGCTGATGAATATAACCAAAGAGTAACACATAGGTATAATTTCTTTGATTATATCAAAACTATACAATATTTCGATCATACTTTATTTAAAATGATTGAAGAATTTGTCCCTGCAAAAGCCAACCTTAAAACAGGAGTAGTAATAGAACCACATTATTTAGAAAGAGATAAATTTACATATTCTAATACAGATTTTTCATTAATCTCAAACCCTGACATTAATTTACCAGATACTCAACCAACATTAACTAGTGAATATTTATTAAATGAAGCTACTATTGATGTTGAAAACGTTCTTGACGGAAGTGGTGGGAGCTTCGAAAATAATTTCGTATATGGCAGGCTTTCTAATAAGTACTTCAGAGTAGCAGAAAATAGATAATGGCACATCCACAAACACCCCCCACATTTAACCCTGTTATTACAGGTAGTGACGAGTATTCAGTAGAATTAAATGATGCTAATATAACTGCTAAGGCTTGGAAATCAAGCCGTTATGATGGTAGTAAAACAGAAACCGCAGTATTAAATAAATACTCTGAAGGCGATATAAGTGTTGGAAAAACAACAGCAGTCCAAAAATATTCAAGAAATATATATTTAGGAAATGGTGTTATAGGAATGGATGAAAATGGGGGTGAAGATAATAATTTAGTAAATTTTCCTAATTTTTCGTACATCACTACTTTAAAATATATCACAGTAAATGGAGATAATACAATTTCAACTGACATTGTAGAAAGTAAACCTGATGATTTTAATTCTAGAAGAGGTTTTTATAGGTCATTTTATGAAGACTTTCCTGAAAAATCATCATGTAAAATTATTGTAAATGATGTATCCATAAAAACTAATTTAAAAGATAGTTATGAAGTATATTTTAATGGTGGTCAATTGGAAAATTTAATAGGAGTAAAATTTCCTCCAAATGGTTTTACAATAACCCAAGCTGATATAAATACGGATGGTACTCCTTCTTATCAAATAGCTCAATCTATTGGAAAGTTCTCAGCATTAGTTCAATTTTTTAACCAAAATGAATTAAGAAACTTCTACACAGGATCATTAGCAGAAATAGAGGGAGATAGTGCTAACCTAACAGTACATGAATTGAATGATTTTATATCTCCATTTTTTAGTAATTATAAAAACCCCTCAGAATATATAGGAGATAAAAGAATGTTTTTATCTTTTTGTACCCAAAGTGGTACGCCACAATCCCCTTCTAATGGCACTGAATATTCTCCACTCAGAACTATAACTCAAGGAACAGTATCAGAATCTTTAGAGGGAACTTTAGGTACTAAAAATTTATCCGAACTATCTACTGCTGAAGTTTCATCTGTATCTACACTTAACGCCCCAGGGGTAGTTGGTTCAGTAATTCAATTCTTTTTTACAAACCAAAAAAATATAGGACAAAAATACCTCTCAGGTACAACAGCCCCATCAGCTGTTACAGCTACACCAACAGACTTTAAAAGTGGTTCTTTTGTACTAACAAAAACAGAAGACTCAACACCATCCTTACTTATAAACTTACCTAAAAATACTCATTTACCTGATGGAATTGGTAGAAATGGTTTTGTAATTATACCCGATAATTTACACCCACACGTTAAAAAGAATTTAACACACTTTTTAGCAAAAGCCGGAGTATCATTAGATTTAGATACAATTCCCGCTTTAGATACAACTTTTGAAAGACTTTCATAAATTAATTATATTTATATAAAAACACACTAATGGGATATTTAAATAACTCAACTATTATAGTAGATGCCGTTCTTACCAAAAAGGGTAGAGAAGCTTTAGCCAGACAAGATGGCTCTTTTAAGATTACTCAATTTGCGTTGGGTGATGATGAAATTGATTACACTTTATACAATGAAAACCACTCAAATGGTTCAGCATTT